GCTGGTTTATGGCTACTCTCAACCCAACTCGCAATTGGTGCTATCGAGAGATCGTAAAGCCGCTGCATGACTTCACTGAGCGCGGTATTACAAGTGACAAGCTGCTGTGTGAAGTGGGTGATGATGGCAAAGCGATCCTGGTTGACGGGAAACCTGTCCCGCTTATTGAACTATTTGAGGGCAGCACGTACGAGAATGTCGATAACGTCGGTGAAGACTACATCCGTGGAATGCTTGCGACCTACACCGGCAGTATGCGTGAACGCTTCGTATTCGGCAGATGGGGCGCACTCAGTGGTCTCATTTACCCACAGTTCGATGAAACAATGCATGTCCTGGCGCATGAAGATGTCAGGTCATATCTGCGACAGATGCGGGTGTCCGGTTTTCAGCCTACGTTTGTCGAGGGATATGACCATGGCCTTAGCAGACACAGTTGCTATGGACTGTTTTTCGTTGACGACGATGCCAATGTGCTCCTGCTCGATGGGTTCCGCATTGCAGAACTTACCATCAACGGTGCGGCAAAGTATATATCAACGCTACGCGCTGAATACCGTATCGATGATGACGACCTCAGTGCCATCTATGCCGATCCAGATGTATTCAGGCGCAAGGCAGGTAACGCACGCACCGTCGGTGAGACAGTAGCACAGATGTTCGCGGATGAGGGCATCAGGATGCAGCGCGGCAACAATGACATCAATGCAGGTATCAGCAAGAACTGGCAATACCTGACACCGCTGCCGCTGCATGAGAACCCAATCACTGGTCAGCGCATGTCACCGCACTTCTATGTCAGCGACAAGTGCTCGTGGTTCATCGATGAGATTACGGAGTATTACTTCCAACGCGATGGTAGTGACGAAACCACTGACAAGCCAGTGGATCGCAACGACCATGCGATGGATATGTGGAAGTATGCGATGAGCAATCGACCACGGCTCGCTCGATACACAGGTAAGCCTGATCTGCCACCTGCATGGTTGGCATGGCACGAGATTGAGCGACAGCAGCAGCGTGGTCCGAGAGCGAGGCACAAGTGATGCCCGGCAACTACGATGACATCATACGTCAGGTGTTAACTGCTAAGGGTGCACCTGTGGCAGCGCCTCCACCTGTATTCAGTGATGAAGACATGTTGATGCCGTACCCAACGTCCACAGCGAAAGTGCCACTAGATCGTATGCGTGATACGCCGTGGGAGCAATATATTCCGCCGATCACTGGCAATGAGACAACACCGCCTGTGCGCTCACGCGAGCAGATGCAGGATGCAGAGACACAGCGGAAGATGGCTGAGATTACGCAGCAACAGGCAGCGATGGCACGCCAGCCGAACTTTGATGTCAATGCGATGGTGCCGCTGGCGAGTGAATACAATAGGCTCGCTGCCACATCGCCATCTGTGTTGCAGGGACGTAGGATGCGCGAACAGCAAGCGGCTGTTCCTGGTGACGCAGATGCGATGCTGCAAGCTATACAGCGCAGACAGCAGTTGGGACGCGGCGAATGAGCGGCACGTTTGAACAAGATGATCCGCAACTTAACTTGGATCAGCAAGGTGATCCGCTTGAGCAGGCACTTACGCAAGCCGATGTTGGTCTGCCCGCAGAGCCTGAACCACCTGCCGTGTATAAGGCAATGCCGGATAGCAGGATACCTGTGTCCAGCAAGCGTGGTGGGATATGGCGGTCACGCAGGGATACCGCGCAGAAATCAATGAAGGACTTGGTTGATGCGTGGGATGAAGCTATCCGCTATTATAACCATGATCAATCTGATCACCGTGACGGCACTGATACTAATGTTGCTGGCAACCGTAACGTTGCTCGTCGCCTCAATGAGAGGTTCAGCAGCACTGAGAACATCGTCTTCGCCAACGTCAATGCACAACTCCCTGAGCTATACGCTAAGAACCCAATAGTCAGTGTCACCAGCCAGCCGCAGCAAGATGCAACGATGGATGAAGCTGGTGATGAGTTCGCACGTGCAGTGGAGAAGCTGGTCAGTGCACTGTTCAGGATGAAGTATACGCCGGGTGTGAACATCAAGCCGAAGGCGAAACGCAATGTCATCATCGCACTCCTCACCAACAGAGCCTGGTTCGAAGTCGGTTATACGCAACGCGATAAGAGCAGTGAGCAGGCGATTGTCGATCTGCAAAGCCTCAGTGACCAACTGGCTAAAGCAGAAGACGACAACGAGATCAGAGAAATCGAAGGGAAGCTGACTGCGTTGGAGGAGAAGGTAGAGTTCCTGCAACCGAGTGGTCCGTATGTGCGGATCAGGATGCCGCATCAGGTGTTGGTTGATCCGAACAGCAGTGATCCAGGTGGTGGTGACTGCAACTGGATGATGATCGAGGATATGCTGCCAACGGAGTATATCAACGCGATCTACGGTGAGGAGGACGAAGACACCGACGAAGTGAAGTCGATATTCGAGCCGACGCATGTGCTGACTGGTGGCGGTGGCAGCGATGATGATGGTGAGTTCACGCTGTTTAGCAAACAGGACAACAGCTACAACGCGTATGGCTTCGACACGCAGGATCAGTTGAAGAAAGCCAGCATGACCAAGGTCTGGTATGTCTGGGATAAGGTCACGCGGCGGTTGGAGATGTATGCTGACAACGACTGGAAATGGCCGATCTGGGTGTGGGACGATCCGTATGGATTGCAGGGCTTCTTCCCACTGACGCCGATGTGGTTCCATGAGAATCCTGTTGCAATGTATGCGAAAGGCGAAGTTAGCTACTACCTGGATCAGCAGGATCAAGTGAATGAGATCAACGATGAGCGCCGACGCGCACTGTTGTGGGCACGACGCAACATCTTCTACAATCCTGAGACCGGAGTGACGCAGGAAATTGCTGATCGGATACTCAAGGGACCAGATGCCACTGCAACACCGCTGAAGTTGCCTGAAGGCATGAAGGGAACAGATGCGATCTTCAGCATTCCACCGCCGAGCATCGCTTTCATGCAACTATTCGACAAGAAGGACTTGTATCAGAGCGTCGATCGTATTGCTTCCACGAACGAAGTCGAGCGTGGTGGCGAGTTCAAGACGAACACAACCAACCGCGCGATCGATTATTACTCGACCATGGGCAACATGCGCATGGACATGCGGCTGGATGCCATTGAAGATGCGCTAGGTGATGTTGGTTGGAAGCTGGCACAGTTGTGCATGAAGTTCATGGATGCACAGACCGTCAGTCAAATCATCGGCATCGATGTGAGCCAGTTCTGGCGTCCGCTCGATAACCTGCGTGACTACAGCGCGTTCAGTGTGCAGGTGGTTGGTGGCAGCACACAGAAGTTGACGACCCAGCAGAAGAAGCAGGAGGCGGTGCAGGTCGGTCAGGTGATGGCGCAGTATGTGCGGGCTGCACCTGCGAGTGCGTTGAAAGTCAGCTTGAAGATGCTGAGTGAAGCGTTCGATGACTTCATCATCAGCAAGGAAGATTGGGACAGCATTGCAGCAGAAGTGCAGATGATGGCACAGTCGCAGCAAGGTGGTGCACCGGGACAAGCGCAACCTTCAGGTGGTATGCCGCCGCCCGTTGGCGCTGCCCCGCCCGGTGCACAGCAGGCAGGTGGTGGTATGCAAGTTGCGGCCGCCGTGGTGCAGGCTTTGCAACAGTTACCACCACCTGTTCTGCAAGCGATTGGTGGTGCACTCGCACAAGGTGTGCCACCAGCGCAGATATTCCAACAGATGCTCGCGAGCCAAGGTAGCAATGGTCCGCAGCAACAGCAGCCAGGAGCAGCAGCATGAGTGGTACAACTGAAGACAACATCCTCAACACGATACCTGACTTTCAGGATGGTGGTGATGGAGGCAGCGATGTTGGAGGCAGCGACAGCGGCGGTGCAGCGACAACGAGCGCACAGCCTACTGGCGACAGCAATGCTACTACATCAGCGCAACCCACAAGCGATGCAGGGACGCAGCAACAGCAAATCAGACGCAGACACGATGGACTTGTCGAAGTCCCCAACGCCGATCAGCCGAACACACGTGATCTGGTTGATCCGATCACCGGACGCACCGTCGCCAAGGGTGGTATCGAACGACGTGTATTCGAGGAGGGGCAGCGACATGCGCGTGAGAACAATCAACTCAAGCAGCAACTGACGAATGCGACTCGGCAGCTTGCAAGTATCAACGAAGTAACGCAGGAAGCAGTGCGACTGAACGTCGCGCCGCAGGATCAGGTCATTGCCATTCGTGTCATGGCTGACTTCATGCGTGATCCCGTGCGGACATTGCAAGGATTGGTCGAAGAAGTGAAGAGCAAGGGCTACCAGATACCGTTCCTTGATCAAGGTGTCACGCCGGGCATGGATATGGCAGCCATTGCTCGGATGATCGACAACAAGATGATGCCACTGACGCAGCAACAGCAAGCTGCGCGTGTGCAACAACAGGAGAAAGCACGTGCAGAGGCCGATCTGAACAGCTTCCTCGAAGATAACACCGAGGCCAACTCGAACCTTGACGTGCTGGCCGAAATGTTGAATGCTCAACCCGGCCTATCCCTCCAAAGTGCCTACACCAAGATGATCCGGTGGTCGCACGAGAATGGACTGGATTGGACACAGCCGTTGAAAGCGCAAATTGCGCAGCAACGTCAGCAGCCTACCTCTCAGCAGCCTCCCCAGCAACAAGCCCCGCAGCGTCCGCTTCCTGGCAGACGCAGTGCAGGCGGTAACGGCGCACAGCCCGTGGGTAACGGCAGTGTGCAACAGTATAACGAGAATGCATCGTGGGCCGATATCATTCGGCAGTCGATGCAGGAACATGGTGTTCAATTCAATTGAGAGGGTAGGCTATGCCTGTAGGAACAATCATCCCAGCTGTTGCAGATGTCCTGCACAGCACGCTCACCAAGTCGCGGCGAAAGCTGGTCATGGCGAGCATCAAGTCGAATGCGTTGATGGCGTGGGTGTTCGCCAACGATCGCGTAGAGTATGAGGACGGCGGATACAACATCACCAACCCGCTGACGGTTGGTCGCAACCCGAACATCACCAGTTACAGCTACTACTCGCCACTGCCTGTGAACCAAACAGATGAGTTCGACACGGTGGAGTATGGCTACTCGCGTGTTGCTGGCACGGTGATCATCAGTGATCAGGAGCAAGATGAGAACAACGGTGCCGCCGCCATCTTCAAGCTGATGAAGGAGAAGATGAATGTCCTTGAGGAGTCCATCAAGGATAAGTTCAGCCAGTATCTGTACGCAGTCGGTGGTGGAACTGACCCACTCGGATTGGGCAGCCTTATCCCAACAAATCCGCTTGTTGGAACACTGGGTGGCATCAACCGGGCAACACAGCCTCAGTGGCGAACCAGTGCTTACGTATTCGCAGGAGGCATGGATAGCACCAACATCGAAGAAGTCTTCGATGACGTGCTGATGGATTTGACGCTGAAAGGCGACAGGCCGAGCGTCATACTTACGGGTCGCAACATCTACCGCATGTATCGTCAGGCAGTGCGTGACAAGATGACGATCCCGTTGTCAGAGGGTAAAGCTGGCAAGCGGATGTTCGATCTTGGCTTCGAGGGCTGCATGCACAATGGCATCCCGATGATGTATGACGAAGACTGCCCGGTGAACTTCGCATACTTCATCAACGACACGTTTCTGCGTCTGCATATGCTGCGCGGTGTCAACATGAAGGTGAAGGAGTTGGTCGCGCCGTGGAACGTGGACGCAGTTGGCAGCCGCGTAGTGTGGCAAGGCCAGTGGTGTCTCTGGCGGGCGTTCAGAACGCATGCAGTGTTGACCAACTAGGAGCGTGTGATGAGTGAACACAGAGAAGCGATTGCGCAGGCACGTGCAGCACGGCGTGAAGAGTTGGCTGCTGCACACAAGGCTGCGGTTGATGCACAGGTTGAGCAGCAGGCAGCGGTTGAGTTTCAGGATGTGGGCTACGAAGAGACGCAGCCACATCAGGAAGAGATCGTAGCTGGCACAGTCGAGCATGTGCAGTTGCTGAATGCGTTTCCGAATGCAACGTCGTATGCAGGCGATGTGAATGTTGTCGTGCCTGAGCCAGTGGAGGAACCGCCACCTGTCGAGCCACCACCTGAAGAGCCTGTAACAACTCAGCAAGCGAGGTATTGATGCCAACATCCAATGTTGACTTCAAGCCTGCATTCCAAGCTGAGAAGGTGCATGGCAACTTCACACGCATGGTGATGCACATCGAAGAGGATGTTCGCAAGGTTGGTCCACTCGGGAATAAGGAAGTCATCACACGCAAGTTGGTGCCGAAGCAGGAAGTGTTCCATGACGGATACATGATCTACTTCCCGCAAGGTCACAGCGTGTTCGTGGCTGGTGATGATGAGGAACAACTGGGTCGCATAGGTGTGCTTGAACAACCACGGCTCGTAGATATGAACTCTGGTGAAGAAGTGCCGAACGATATCGCACTGACACCGAAGGAGATCGTAGAGCGAGCACAACACAACAGGCCACGTGCCCGACAGACGGGTGGGTTGGCTACGCTCAGTGGCGAGGAGATTGAGTAATGCCGAATATCATGGCGATTGGGACTAACTTCCCTCGGCGCATAAACACGTATGTCCCGGCGATGGCATACAGTGCTGATGTGAACTACAACGGTGAGACACGTGTCAACTTCGGTGCACCGCTTGCTGCGAATGCAACGCAGATTCTGAATGCGGGCAGCATCGCAACAGGCACACAGATTGACCTGAGTGGTGTAGCTGCGATTGCTGATGCGTTCGGTCGCAACTTGGTCGTTGTAGCTGGTGCTGCGAACTCGACAGCGGTGGTGTTGTTCGGTTGGGACTATCTCGGTCAGCCGATTGCTGAGAGTTTGACGCTGAACGGCACGACACCAGTGGTTGGGAACAAGTGCTTCAAGTCACTCAACTACATGACGTATACCGCAGCGGCAACAACAGTCAGTATCGGCACCGGCGTCAAGTTGGGACTGCCATACAAAGCACTGCGTGCGGTGTATGAGATCGCCAACGGTGTTGTGGCTGCTGCTGGCACATTGCAGGCACCGAGTCTGGTCGATCCGCAGACGAACGTCACGACTGATCCGCGTGGTGCATACACGACCACTACCACGATGAACGGTGCCAACATCATCAGTGCAGTGTTCAACATGGCGAATGATGTGAACACTGCCAACAATGGTGGTCTGCACGGTATCCGACAAGCAGCAGCTTAGACGGTCGGCTCGGCTGTATTGTTGGATGGCGGGGTGACGCGGTGTGTCCTTGCAAGCGCCGCGTCACCTTCGCATGAGAGGTAGTCGATGCCAGCACTTGTGCGCGATATCGTGAATGCGGTCATCAACGAGTTGTCACAAGTGCCTGGCATCGCTACACAGGTGTATGCCAGTGACAGGATACAGCAGCATGTGCAGGATGCGTTGCTGCTAGAGATTGAGGAGATGTGGTGGCCCGACTACATGACGTATCTCGGACCGATCCCACTCGATGGCACGACTGGTAGCTTGACGCAGGACTTGGTTGGTCCGCTCGCTACCATCACTGAGTATCACGATATCGCTGCGGTGTTCCGTGATGGCAGCAACAGGAAGCTGCGCGAGTTGCCACAGAGCATCAACCCGTTTGCACCGCGTAGTGGCATCTCGACGTTCTACATGGCACCTGACTACACGACACCTGGGCGACCGTTCAAGGTATATCCCAAGGATAGCACATTTGGTGTTGTGGTGTGGGCACGACAGCGACCACGATTGCCGCTTGATATCAGTGACACGGTTTACCTCGATGGATTGCTGCTGCAATACGATGCATGCTGGATGTATGCAGTCGATGATGGCACGATCCCAGCACAAGTCAACAAGTTTCAGGTGTTGGCGCAGAACCGCAGACGTATGATCAAGGCAGCGTTCGCGCAACAGCCACTCGAACTCGATCCGCGTTATCCTGGTGGTGGTGATATGGGTATCGCTGCTGAGGATAGCACCTACTTCGTGTTGGATCAGGACCCACTCGCATGACGACTTCATTCACACGTGGTGAAAATCCACTGCGCGCTGACAAGCTGAACCAAGCGTTCAGTGAACGGTTGAACCGTCAGGGCGACACGATGCAGGGCATGCTCACCCTGTGGCATGATCCTGTTGGTCCGTTCGATGCTGCGACGAAGCAGTATATTGATCGGATCGCTACTACAAGTAGTAGCAGCGGTGTTATCAATGTCAAGGATTATGGCGCGAAAGGCGACGGCACGACGGATGATACCGCAGCGATCAGCGCCGCAATCGGCGCTGGAAACTGCGTGGTCTCGTTCCCGCGTGGCATCTATAAGATTACGTCTTCCGTCGTGCTGCCGAGCTATACCAGACTACAAGGGTCTGGATCATCGCAGAGTATCATTCGGCCAACCGGTCTCACCCAACCATGTTTTTTGACTACCAACTGGAGCAACCGGGTTTCAGCGGGCTGGGATGCGTCACCGTGGCCGCCGACAACCTCCACCAATCAGACCGACGTGCAGATCTCACTAGAAGGATTGGCGTTCGACTTTTCGCAGAACCTTATCTCTGGACAATCTGGTTGGGGAATCTTCTCGCTCCTGTTAGCCAAGAATATCAGCATCAACGATATTCAGGCTTATACGGGACAGCCCGGTGGGGCTGTGTTTGGTTATTCCGGCTTTCAGATTATGGGCTGCGATGACGTCCGCATCTCGAACTATGTCGCCATCAATGTCACCAATGCGGTCGATTGCTGGAAAGGTCCCACGAGGATTAAGGTCAGCAACTCGCTGTTTGAGAGCAATGACGCAGGAGGCAACGGTGGCCTGATAAACTACAACGCTATCGGTGCTCCGAATGACTTCAATCAGAACGACGATTTGAAGGTTATCAACACGACGTTCTGGCTGCATGGCGCTACCGCGATCTATCTCGATCCTACAGGCGGCGGGTCCTCAACCAACAATGTTGCCGTCACCAATTGCGAGATTGTCGCGAAGCCGAGTGCCAGCTCGACCGTTAGCGTCGGCATCATGGGTCGAGGCCCAGGCGGCAACGTGCAACTGTCGAATATCGTGATTCGTGCAGAGAACGGCGTCACCGTGCGCGAAGGGATCGAGCTTTCCGCATTTTATGGCAATGCAGCGGCGACAAGCGGCACTGGTATTATCTCGACGCAGTCGGGCTCACGCAACCTTACGATCACGACCACCGGCACTGATGTCGGACCTGGCAATTTTGTTCTGATCGACAACGGTTCAGGTGGTCCTGTTGTTGGTAACGGTCTGTCGCTGCAAGGCTTTTATCCGGTGACGGCAGTCAGCGGGCCGCAGACCGGATACAACAGTGGTACTATCATCACAGCAACAGCGACCGCCAATGCAACGGCAACAGGACCGATCAATGTCGCCTCGCACGTGCAGGGCTATTGGGGAACGATGAATAATTGTCAGATCAGTAACATCGTGTTCGATGGAGTCGTGGGACAGAGCGGGAACTATCTGATCAACCTCGGGGGCAGCGGACACCGTGTTAACGGTGTGACGGTCACGCAGAATTATCAGGGCGCTGCGGGGCCGTCCTACCTCGGAGTGGTCGGTGTTTACAGTATAGCTGATCAGGCGCATCCATATCGCAAGTCTCAGGTGTTGAATATCATTGCTGATCCGGGAACTGGTGCGCTACCGGCCGGCTACAGCGGCGACAATGTTGTGATGTGGACAAATCAGGGACCAGCGCCTGATCAAGTTACCGCTGGCTTGTCGCTCATCATCGGTAGTAGCAGCGGTCCCACCTGGACCACCGGCAGTGCTGCACCATCATCTATACAACCAGTGGGTTCACTCTATTCGCGAATTGGCGGCGCACTCGGGGCAACGCTGTATGTGTCACGCGGCGCAGGCACATGGGCAGCGGTCGCAGGAGTGTAGCATGGCTACTACACCGTATCTCAAGCTACAGAAGCCACCATTCGATACGATACCGTGGGATGAAGCCATCAACGGCAACATGGATACGCTCGATGCGTATATCTCACGCTTCATCTCGATCCCCAACTATGTAGGTGGGTGGGGAAACAGTGTATCATATATCGCAGGGCAGAACGTCCTAGATGCGAGCAACAGCCAGATATATCAGTGCCAAGTCTCGCACACGAGTTCAGCGTCACCTGTGACATTCACACAGGATCGTGCCACATACCCGACGTATTGGGTGCAGACGACCAACGTCGTGACCGTACAATCGACAGGTGATGTTGGTCGTAACCTGATACACAATGCAATGTTCAATATTTACCAGCGGGGTGTTGGCCCATTCACTACTGGTGGCTACAATCTGGATCAGTGGGAGGCCATTGCGAACACCGACACGTTCTCCGTGACGCGCACTGTGCTCACTGACAGTGATCGAACAGGGATTGGGGACGAACAGGCAAGTGGTTGCTTGGGCATCGCATTCGCAGGCACATCTGGTGCAGGTGCATATACGATCGTATTGCAGCAGATAGAAAACGTGCGACGGCTAGCTGGTAAGACGGTGACGGTGAGTTTCTGGGCAGCAACCAGCGAACCAACAGGACACAAGCTCGGAGTTAATCCTAACCAATTCTTTGGCACAGGCGGTTCGCCATCGGGATCAGTCGGTATCCCTGGTCAGTCAGTTACGCTCAGCCAACTCTGGACACGCTACAGTCTTGTATTCACACTACCAAGCGTCAATGGCAAGACGCTTGGCTCGAATGGCGACAGCACAACACTGCTCTACTTCTGGTGTTCGGCTGGTTCTGCCAGTGCGGCACAATCTGGTAATGTTGGTGTGCAGACCGGCAACATCTTCCTGTGGGGTGTGCAGCTAGAAATTGGCAGCGTTATGTCGCCGCTAGAGAAGCTCGACATTGCGGATGATCTAGCGAAGTGCCAGCGGTATTTCCAAGTTGGCTCAGGTGCATTGTCAACCTACACAGGTGCACAAGTGGCGAACTACTTATTCACTGTGCCGCTGCAAGTTACGATGCGTGCTGCCCCTAGTGCTGTGATTACGCCATCAGGTGGGGGATCTTTCAGTAGCGTGACAGGATACACGACAAGTCCATGGAGTATTAGCATGCAAGCAGTATCAACTACTGCTAGTCAAACCATGGGATTCAACTACACCTTCACTGCATCGGCGGAAATCTAGCATGTATCTATCCAAGACCAGTGGCAATCTAAACCCACGCGGTCAACAGCCGCAGTCGAACTTACAAGTCTCGACCGTGCGTTCGTTCGAGGGTGGGCTGAACGTCACTGACACTGATCTGAACATGTCACCGAAGTATGCCAAGGTGCTAGACAACCTTGAGCGTGCGATTGATGGGTCACTTAGCATACGTCCTGGCACACGGTTGCGGTCGAACCAATTGACCGACACGAGTGACATCATCAACTGCTACTACTTCAACAACTACGTCGTGACAGTGCAGTTCAGTGGTGAGTTCAGTTTGGTTGCTGGCAATGGTGCGGTCACACGACTGCTGATCACAGGTGCAAGACCATGGACATCGGGCAGTGTCGAGGTCAACTTCACGATCTTCAACAGCGACCTGATCGTGTGCAATGGCCGCGACAAGCCAGTGATCATCAGTGGGAACCCGACCAGCCTGAACTACATGCAGGCACAGTTCCTTGTTGATCTTGCCACACTGTCGAACGTCAACACGCCCATCGGTCGATTCGTAATCGCACACTCACAGTATACCATCATCGCTGGTGTGCCCAGCAACCCGAGCAGCTTGTATATCAGTGCTAAAGGAACGAGTGGGACATACTTTGGCGACCCCATACCGAACGACGCTATTGTACTTGATGTTGGCCCTCGTGTGTCTCTTGGCAGCAGTATCATCACGGGGCTGGTGGCCTATCGTGACAAGCTCCTGGTTGCATTCGAGCGCGGAGTGTTACCAGTTAACCTCGGCATCTACACCGGATCGCCAGCCGTGCACACTCCCAGCGACGACGGCTTCATCGAAGAGTATGGGTGCCTCACGCACAGGTCGCTCATCTCAGTGGGAGACGATACCTTCTACTGTGACAATGTGGGAGTGAACTCGATTGCGCGTGTGAACGTGTTCAACACACTGCGTCCCGTGCGAGCCAGTCACCTGATCGATCCGATGACTACTGCAATGTTGCAGCCGCTGACACAAGCACAAATCAGCAAGTATGTGTTTGCAGTCTATGATCTGCGCAACTTCCGCTACATGCTGTTCGTGCCACAGTTTGCTGCTGACGGTGTGACACTGACTGAGACGATCTGTTTCAGTTACACCAACATCCCTGGCTTGAAGATACAGGCATGGGCACGCTTACGTGGGTGGAAGTGGCAAGCTGCGTGCCGCACGGCGTTGCAGAACATCATCTTCGCGCAGGGGAACAAGTTATATTCGTATGACTTCGACAACCCCACCGGCAACACTGACTTTCTGGCTGATCCTGCCATCAATAGTGGCAATGGTGTGCCGATCACATTCGAGTGGGAGTTGCCGTGGGCTGACTTCAAGAAGCGCATGGATATCAAGCAGACGCGCTACATCGCACTAGACACACAGGGTGATGCGGAGTTCACATGTCAGGCGTTCGTAGACAACATCGTGTCGAGCCAGGGCGTTGATCAGCCGATGCTCAGTATGACATTCATGGGTGGTGGCGCGGGAGGCTATGGCAATGTGCCGTATGGTGACAGGCCATATGGTGGTGGTAGACGCAGCAGTGATGAACGCCTGTATGCTTGGACCACGAAGTTCAAGCTGATGAAGTTGCAATTCATCGGCACGACTACGAGGAAGCTGAAGTTCATCAGTGTGTCGATAGCTTACGTGCATGGTGGGATCAGGCGTTGATGTCTTCCACAGTCCATGCTGAATGGATCGTGCCGCTAAGCTATGACAACCTCGCGTATGCGGTTGGATTGGCGAAGGAGTTGCACGAACTAGGCACGTATGGACGCGACGGACCAGAGTTCGATTGGGCCTACTGCCGACACACGATGGTCAGCGTCATGGATGATCCGAACTACTACTTCCGACTGGCACGTGACGCAAGTGGCTACGTCGGTGCGGTGTGTGGTAAAGTGGTGACGTTCTACTTCAGTCCCAAACTGATGGGTGTCGAGGATGCGTGGTATGTTCGCGAAGGCGCACCGAAGCGTGCAGCGATTGGCATGCGTCTCATGCGTGGGTTTGTTAACTGGTGCCTCGATGATAAGGGCGCTCTACTTGTTCAGTCTGGGGATGTGGCTGGTATCCGTACGGTGGCTGTCGATGCACTGTATCGGCACATGGGCTTCACTCGGTTTGGCACTATCTACAAGTATGAGAGGGCAGCGTGATGTTTAGCGAAGGTGGACAGCCGCTGCATGTGCGTGTAGCGCGTGGCGGAGGCAAGGGTGGTGGGGGTGGTGGTGCAGCACCGGTAGCACCGCCGTTGCCTCGTGTGTATACCGACCCGGTGAATGGCATGACATTCACTGATGATCCAGGCATTGGCACTGGTGGTTTGCCAGTCAACTACGGCGGTGGATATTGGGGTATGGCTCCTACTACCGCCGGTAGTAAGACTGGTGCAGAGAAATTGAACGAAGAGATTGCACAGCGGAAACTTGACGAGAAAGCAACATCGGATGCAGCGGCACAGAAGGTGACTGATACAGCCGCCAAGAGTGAGACAGACTTCCAAGGACTGAAGACCAATGCATACAATGATGCGTTGGCATCTGTGACGAAGGAGTTTACACGGCAAGGCGTGGACCCGAACGCATACATGGATGAC